TGCAGCGCCGTAGCCGCGCCGCCCTCGCCGCCGATGCCCTCCTTGAACGGGAAGGCGGCGCGCAGGATCGCGGCCCCGGAGCCGGTCGCGCTCACGACCTTGAGGATGGCGAGCGCGTCGGTGTCGGTCACGGGGGTCGTGACGCCGCGAGCACGCAGCACCGCGTCGATCTTGGCGTCGATCTGGCCGATGATCGACGCGCACTGCGTGCTCGTCGGCGTGCTCGTCGTCGAGGCCGTGAACTGCGGCACGAGCTGCTCCACATCGTCTGCGTAGGTGCAGTAGGCCATGGGTCAGCTCACTGCAGCAGGCCCGTGAGTGCGAAGGTCGCCGACTGACTGTGGGCACCGGCGTCGACGAGGGTGTAGCGGCCGCGGTACTGGGTGCCGAAGACGGCCGGGCGCACGTCGCCGGCGGCGGCGTCGGCGGTGACGTCGATCGTCGACGTGCCGGGGTTGGACGGGTCGAGGATGGCGACGTACTTGGCCGCGGCCGCGTTGCCGGCGAGCTGCGGGAAGTGGATCGCGTTCAGCCACGTTGTGCCATCGGGGGCGAGCGCGTCGACGTAGACGTCGAGCACGTCCCCGGCCGCGCCGCCCATCTCGGTGACGTCGAGCTCGAAGACGGCCCGCTTCGCCGACGCGAGGTCGGTGGCGGCGGTTCCGGCCGAGTCGGCGACGGCGGTCGTGCGTTCGGCGCTGGCGAACAGCTCGATGACCTGCGGGAAGTGCGCCATCACTTCACCGCCTTGAAGCTGAAGCGACTGCGCTTCGCCTGCGCCTTGGCCTTCGGCTCACGCGGCGGGGAGTCGACCCACTCGACGGCTCCAGCCTCTTCCATGTCGGCCAGCGAGCCCTTCTCGCCGGGCACGAAGTCCCCGCATTTGTAGGGCTTGCCGTAGATCGTGCCGCGCTTCAGGACGTACGGCATGGCTCACCTCGCCTCGTCGGTGAAGTAGGCGAGCTCGTAGGTCTTGGTCGCGGCGAGCGCGGTTGAGAAGGTGACGCCGTGAACGTTGGCGGTGACGGCGCGCACCGGGCGCGTGGTCTCCTGCACCATCGTGGTCTCGCCGTTCGCGGTCGTGTAGACGCCGCCGTCGAGGCCGCAGCCGACGACGCGGCGACTGGTGCCGAGGATCGAGCCGACGCCGACGCTGATGTTGGCGGCGCCACTGCGCTGCGCCTGATGCACCGTGGTCAGGGTCTTGAAGACCTTGGTGCCGGCGACCGTGGCGGCGCCGTTGAAGGTGATCTCTTCCGTCTGCGCGTTGCCGAACTGGTCGGTACCGGTGACGGTGATCTTCTCCGTCTGCGCCGCGTCGGCCGTGATCGACAGGTTGCGCGGCGGGTCGAGCGTGGTCTGCAGGAGCGTGAGGTCGGCGCCGGCGGCGTCGTTCGACGCGGCGACGGAGGCGACGACGGTGTCGACCGCTGCCGCTGCCGGATTGGCGAAGACGTCATGCACGCGGATGCGGGTGAGGGCGCCGCCGGTGTTGGCTGCCTTGCGACCGCCGCAGCCGACTACGCCACTGACGACCGCGCTGGGAACCTTGTAGTGCTTGGCCATGTGAACCGTTCTCCTTCCGGTACCGGGGGCGAGCCGCAGCCCGCCCCCGGTTCATGGTGTTGGTCAGTTGACCACCGTGGTCAGGAGGTAGGCCGCATAGACGCTCACGACCTTCTCGTCCACGTAGTCGTCGACGTAGTACTTCCAGCCCTTGCGGTCGTCGTCCCAGACGGGGCCACGGGTCGCATAGCGCGGGCCTTCGCCGGTCCAGGCGAACGTCTTGAGCGGGCAGAGAGAGCGCGACGTGGGGTTGGGGTCGATGCAGGCGATGAGCATCGACTTGCCCCAGATGTCGGTGAACGTGTTGCTCGCCGAGGTGTAGACGGCGTTGCCGACGAGCAGGCGGTCGAGCCCGATTGCCTGGGCGATCTGAGCCGCTGTCGGGAACGACTCCGGCGCGTTCAACCCGAACACTACCTTGCGGATCGTGTCGTGCTTCTGCAGAGCGACGAAGCCGTCATAGTTGACAACTCCGGTGTTCGGGATACGCCCGACCTTGCCGCGCACCGTCGACTTGTAGTCGCCGACGATCTCGATCGGGTTCGAGGTGTCCTGGTCGAAACGGTTCTCGTTGCTGAGGGCGGCCGTCTGCGTCATGTAGGTGCCGCTGAAGGCGAGGTCGGCGACGCGCTTCTCGCGCGCCAGCTTCATCTCGTCGAGCGGCACGCTGATGGCGTCCTTGGCCGGGTCGACTTCGGGATCGGCGTTCTTGGCGTCCTCATCGGGGACGACGGCCTTGAGGCCATGGCCCTCGCAGAAGAACGAATCGGTCGACTTCGCCCACTTGACCTCGCCGTACTCGGCGCCCGGAGCACGGGCCGTCTCGACGAGCTCGAAGCCCTCGGCGCCGTGGATCCAGTACTTGTCGCTCTTCTTCGCCACCGGGATGGGCGGGGCGACCTGGTCTGCGATGAGGTTCTCGCCCTGCGACTGGTACTCTTGCGACCACTGCGTCAGGGCGGCGTCGATGTGCAGGTTTGCGTGCTGCGTGCTTGCCATCTCAAATCACCGTCCCTTCTCAGACGTCGAGGGTCTGACGCACGACGTCGACCACGATCAGGCCGGGGGTCGCCGAGGTGTACGCCTCGAGCGCGATGGCTCCGATCCAGCCCTTGTCGCTCTGCTGCTTCACGCCGTGACCGCTGGCGTCGCAGTCGAGCCCGTCACCGACGGCGATGTCGGTCGTTCCGTCGACCATGAGGTACGACTCACCGGCGGTGCGCAGGACGACCTGCTCGCCGGACGCGGGAAGGTTCTGGATGACGCCCATGACCTTCTCGTTGGCCGCGCCGACTTCGACCGTGGTCGAAGAGGCCAGGCGGCCGAAGTGGTACTGCGAGGTGGCGAGGGACTCGGCCGCGATATAGGTCTCGTCGCGGGCGTCACCCCTCGGGAGCACGGTGGCCACGTCAGGCCCCCTTTCCGTAGCGTTCGGACTGGATGCGCTGGGCGAGGTCCGGGTCTTCCGCGAGGGTCAGCTTCTGGGCCTCGCCGACGGTGATCCCGTCCTTGGTGGCGCGGGCCTTGGCCTTCTCGGCGAGCTCGACGTCGGCCGGCTTGGCCTCGTCGGAGTCGCCCTCGCTGCTGGAGCCGGTGGCGCCGAGCTTGAGCGCGGCCGGGCCGTCGATGCGTGCCTGCACGGCGGCCATGGCGGCCTCGTGGTCGATCTCGGCGAGCTTCAGGTACGTGTCCTTCTCGCCGGGCAGCATGTGGACGACGCCGTCCTTCTCGGCGAGGGCCTCGGCGAGCTTGGCCTCGAAGTCGCGCGTGCGGTCGGCCTTGTCGCGGTCGGCGAGCTGCTTGACTGCGGTGTCCCGCTCCTCGGCGAGGGCCAGTACGGCGGCGCTCTGGGCGTCGTCTGTGGCGTCCTCGGCCAGCTTGAGGATCGTGAGTGCCTTGCTGTTCATTCGGTGGTCAACTCCCTTCTGTGCGGCGGGGTCCTCGGCGAGTGCGCCGCCCGCCCCTTCGCCGGCCTCACCGATGGCGACGGCCTGTGAACGAGACGGAGACGCGGCGCCGGAAGCGCCGTCGGATACGGGGACGAAGGTGGTCTCCCGCTTGACCTCGACCGGCTGGCCGAGGGTGATGCCGGATTCGCTGCGCTCGTAAGTGGCGCGGTAGTAGCTGCCCTCTCCGGAGCGCCAGACGTGGAAGATGACCCAGTCGGGTCCGAAGTCCTCGACGTAGACGGACTCACTCATGGCCCCGTAGGCGTCCTGGACTGCGGCTTCGAGGGCTTCGCGTTCGTCGTTGACGGATCCGGGCTCGGCGAGCTTGTGCGCGCTCACTTTGGCCATGGCCTCGCGGAACAGCGCCCGGAAGCTCGGCATTCCCTTGCGGCCTTTGAGGGCGGCGTCTACGTCCGATGCCCAGGTGCGGCCCTTCTCCATGAGGGCAGCGACGGGGTCGTCTTCGTCATCTGCTAGCGCAAACTCGGCCAGCGAGAGCGTCACCACGTCGCGCTGCTTGGCGGCCGCGTCCTGCACGCCGGGCATGAGCCGCAGCACGGGCGTGTTCGTGAGCGTGAGACTGCGCAGCACGTTGTCGACTGTCTCGCCGGTGTCGTTGAGCGTCACCGGGCCGATCTCGACGGAGCCGTACTTGTACTGCTCGTCGGCGAGCAGCGATGCTCCGAGCTCGGTCCACTTGACGTCGGCCCAAAGCGCGAGCCCGGTGACCTCGCCCTCTTCGTAGCTGGCGAGGTAGACGCGCTTCACCCAGCCGGCGGCCGGCGCCGAGGTGTCGTGCCTTCCCGAGGAGTCGACGACCGGCTCGGTTCCGAGCACGCCGCCCTCGAAGTTGGCGATGAGCTCGTTCGCGAGGTCCTCGGAGAGCGGCAGGTCGGGGTACTTGGCCGAGTGCCACTCGCCGACCGGGAAGACCATCATGGGGGTCGTGTCGCCAGCCGCGATGCCGCCCTCGGCGAGGCGCACGCGGTAGAGACTCTGCAGGGACTTCATGCGGCCTCCTCGGTGCCGGTGAGCATGTAGACGGGGGTGCAGCGGCAGTTCTCGCCGCCTTCGCAGTCGGGGTTGGGGGTGAGCGCGGCGATCTCGGAGAGGTCCTCGCTCTCAAAGCCGTCGGCGTCCTCGCAGTACTGGCAGGTGG